CTTCCCAAAGAACAGTTAAAAGCATTGATTCCTGATTATGCATCGAAGGTTAAGAAAGCTAATCCTGTTAATGCAACGGTAGGGATACAAGAATATTTTGACAGAGATTTTAGTTCTGCTGAGCATATACAGCATCTTGATTTGGGGGCTGATTCCTACAAACCTGATACTGGTGAGGAAGATACAGTCATAGATTTTTATGAGTGTTATATGAAGACTAAGGAAGAATTTGTAAATGTCTTTATTAAAGCAAAACCCTCAAGAGCTCAGATGCAGGCTATTGAAGAAAAGATTGCAGATGATGTAGAACAATTTAGTAGAGAGAAGGCTGTAGAAGTTGCCGAGTTAAAAGCATCTATGGAAGAAGCTCTCATGAATGGTGAGGTTATCGAGGAGAGAGCTGCTCTTGAAATAGATAAAGCTGAGAAAAATGCTCTAGCGGAAACTGAGATGTATGCACAGCAATTAAGGGCTAAGGCGGCAGAAGAGATTGCTAGTATAGAAAATGTGATTATGGAAAAAGCGGAATTTGACCTAAGAAGTCAAGATGATGTTTTTACTGGTTCAATCGTAGATGCTATTCCATTCTTTGAAGACAGAGTTCAGGTTAGGTGTGTGGCTGGAGATACATTTCTTTATGAGTTTACTCTTCCAATAAAAGATTATCCTATGGTTCCCATTCCATACTTATATACTGGGACTCCTTTTGCGATGAGTGCTGTTACTCCCTTAGTAGGAAAACAGCAAGAAATTAATAAATCCCATCAAATCCTCATTCATAATGCGAACCTATCATCTAACCTTAGATGGTTATATGAAGAAGGGTCAGTCCCAGAGGATGAGTGGGAACAATATTCTTCCTCTCCAGGTGCCTTGCTCAAATATAGGCAGGGATTTGCTCCACCTACCGCAGTACAGCCCTTACCTCTGAATAATGCTTTCTTTGGGATTACCCAGGAAGGCAAAGGAGATATGGAGTATCTCTCTGGAATTTCTAGCTCTATGCAAGGCGCCACTGGTGAGGAACACGAAACTTATAGAGGTATGTTAGCTCTTGATGAGTTTGGTACTAGGCGTATTAAAGCTTGGATGCATAACATAGTAGAGCCAGCTCTTGAGCATATTGGTAGAATATTTAAAGATTTAGCGCAAGCAACATATCAGACTAATAAAGTATTTAGGATTGTCCAACCTAACAATGTAGAGAAATCTGTTGAGATTAACATTCCGATTTATAATGATCTTGGAAATTCAGTAGAGAAGTTTAATGATTATCCTACTGCTCAATTTGATGTTCGTATTATAGCTGGTTCTACAATGCCTATTAATAGATGGGCATTAATAGATGAATACTTTAGATGGTATCAGGCTGGACTTATTGATGATATAGCAATGTTAGCTGAGACAGATATTAGAAATAAAGAGACCATTATGAAGAGAAAATCTTTGTATTCACAATTACAAGGACAACTTGAACAATTACAAGAGACTCTAAGTGATAGAGAAGGAACTATTGAGACTCTTGAAAGGCAACTAGTACAATCTGGAATTAAACAGAAAGTTCTACAAGCTGATGGGGAGATTAGAAAAGCTGTTGTGGATACCCAGGCAAAAGCAAAAATTGCCGCAGGTAACATGGCAGCTCAGGCAACAGTCCTCTCTGGGGCTATGAAAGCTGAACAAGATAACGAATCTTGACAGAGATAACGCTGTTGTTGTAAATTAGGAGGTAATTATGGCAGAAACAGAAACTAGTTCTAGCAACTTATCTGGTCCTTCTCTTGACGAGTTGGCTGCAGATAACCCTGGCACTATGGATGATATGGATTCCGCAGACTTTTTCTCGGAGCTCGATAAGTCAGTTAACGCTGTTACTTATGGGCCTGAGCAATTAGAGCAGGAGGCTCAACCCGTTCTAACAAACGCGGTACAAGAAACTCCTGTTGAGGAATCAGCACCTGCCGATGATTATAAGACGTTAGAGAAGAGGTATAGTGATTCAAGTTCAGAAGCCAAGCGACTTAACAATCGCATTACTGAAATAGAACCTTACATGCCTATTCTTGACGCAATGAGAGAAGACCCGAACTTGGTTTCCCACGTGCGAAACTATTTTGAGGGTGGTGGCACGGCTCCAGTAAGTGTCAAAGAGCAATTGGGGTTAGATGAGGACTTTACGTTTGATTATGACGAGGCTATAACTGATCCGTCTTCTTCATCCGCTAAAATACTCAATCACACAGTAGATGGTGTTGTTCAACGCAGATTGTCTGAGTTTTCAAGTCAGACAGCTGCAACAAACGCTAGGGCTCAAAAAGAACATGACTTTAGAGCAAAGTTTGACATATCTGATGATTCTTTTGAAGATATGAAAGGCTATGCAAAAGAACATGTTCTGAGTTACGAAGACGTTTGGTATCTCATGAATAGAGGTAAAGAACAGAAAAACATCGAAAACTCTGTGAGAGAGGATATAGCGGAACAAATGAAGACGGTTCGATCAAAGCCACGCAGTATGGCTGCTGCGGGTTCTCATGCTGGGATTTCTACGAAATCTCCCGATGATGCTGTGTTTGATGCAATTCTGAGTACTGGCCAGGGGATTGGCGACATTATGTCGAGAGCTGACAAACAATAGGAGGTAGCTAACTATGGCTACAACACCTCTTGCAATCAGTAGTGTAACTGGCACAACCGAGAACCAGAGTGGTTTATATGCTGGGTCTGACAAGTCCACGGGAGATATGCGGCGAAGATTTGACTTCTCCGATAGATTCTCTGAACTTGCAGTTAACCAGACTCCATTCTTTAGACTCGTATCTCAAATAGCTAAATCCCCAACGGATGATCCCGCGTTTAAATACGCTGAAAAGAGACAATCTTGGCACAAACGCCATGGCTATGTCATAGCCCATAATACATCAACTACCCCAGCGAACTATGGAGCTGGCAGCCCAGATGCGACTGTTGCAACTGCTGTTGACAATTCCCATTATTTCTGGATGGGGGGTGATACTGAATATCGTGGTAATATTCAGAATGTAATTGGACAATATGACACTGTCATTGGCGCTGCAGGGACACGTCCCCAACATTACTTGCTAAAGCAGATGGTTAGGATTCCTAGTCGTGCTGCTGGCGCTGGCTATAATTACACAACTTCAGACTATTTTATTGGTCAGGTTCAAGAAGTGGTAGAGGGTAACCTCGCTATTTCTGGTGGGTCTGCTGGTACATTTACTTCTGAATCTTCAGATGCAGGAGCAGCTGAAAAAGAATGTGTAAGGCTGAAGGTATATCTAACTAGAGTACCTTCAAGTGATAAGGACATGTCCAGTTTCGCCCATAACGACTCGCTTTTTGACTTGTCGGCTGTTGGTGAGACTGCATCAGGTGCTAAAGATACAGGCGCTGCCGCGCTTGCTCCATTACAGACACATACTATTGGTTCTTCCTATGAGGAAGGTTCTTCCCTAAGTGGCAAAACTTGGAAAGACGAGCCTTATAGTACTTCTTACGGACAGACTCAAATCTTCCGTGATGAGTTCGGAATGACCAATACGTCTCGCGCAACTGTTCTCAAATTTGAGCCCAATGAGTGGGCAAGAGTTTGGAAGGATAAGTTGATCGAGCATAAGTGGAATATGGAGCTTTCTGGATTGTTTGGCGTTCAAGGTTCTGCAACTGTTGATAGTAATGTTCATTACTACACACAGGGAGCAGCTGACTTTGCATTGAGAGCTGGAAATATTTTCCAACTCGCACATGCAACGAAGAGTACTGATGACTTCCTAGAAGACATGAGTAAATTCCTTGATCCTCGCTATAACAATGCGAACGCAACTGTCTTCTTCTGCGATACTGCAACTTATAACTGGCTTCTGAAGCTAGGTACTGGTTCTCATAATGCATTACTAGCTAATGTAGTTAATGACACTGGTAACTTCCGTTATGACTTTGCAGTCGCTGGCAAGAAATCTCTATTCGGTGTTGACATGACGCAGATTACTACTCCTTATGGAGACATTAACGTAACTCGTAATATTGCTCTTGATTCTAGCGTTGTTAAAATCTTAGCGATTAACATGAATTATGTTAAGTATCGTCCGTTGGTCGGAAATGGTATAAATCGTGACACCGCCATCTATGTTGGAGTTCAGACCCTTGAGAACTCTGGAATAGATAAGCGCGTTGATATGATCCTTACCGAAGCTGGCTTTGAGTGGAAAATGCCTGAAGCACACGCTGTATGGAAATAACATAGTGGGATAAGCAAGTTGCTGGGGGCTTTTGTCCCCCAGCGGCCCACTTTGGTAGTCTAGTTACTAATAATAAATGGCAGAGTTAAAACTCTGGCAACGTATAAATAACATTACAGGTCAGTCTTCTAAGTCATACAACTTAGTCCCCTTCATTAATAATGCCTCAAAATGGCTTATTAATTCCTTACCTGAAAAATTTTTATGGTCTATTGCAAGTACAACAGAAACTGATGGTACTCAGAATGGTTTAGTTGGTTATGAAGGGACTGCTAGTACAGTAGGGACTGGCTCTGGAATAGCTTACGATAAGATTCTTGCTGTATGGAGATATGAAACTACATATAGTTCTGGTACTGCTAGCGGTGGAACAATAGGAAAGAGAGTAAAAAGACCCTGTTTAGAGATTCCCGACTCTCTTTTATACGCAACTGACGAATCTGATTCAATTCATTTCCCAACTAGGATGTT